ATCATCTGGAGAAGAACCACGTTCGACGAGCTTGGGTCCATCTTGACTTGACTTGGTAAATTGAGGAATGACCCGATGGTGGCCGGTCCGTCCACCACCGTACACTCCGTCCCCCCTTCTAACTAGGGGACGTGATTGGACCTCTGCATTGTGGATACACTATAGTATAGTGTATCTAAGATAAATCTATACTATATAGGAATTTGTATATATACGTATGTGGACCACATAACGTATAAAATAGAACCTATGTTCGGCAACATATAACATATAACATATAACCTGTATGGGTGAAACTTGATATGACGTGAAACATAATAACCTGTGGAACTTAATACCTGTGAAACTTAATACTGACTCGGTGTTAGAATTGAAAATCACGCGAGGCTTGATTCAAAACCGGCCACCGGAGCGAAGCGTAGGTTGGTCGGCCCCCGAAGCGCAGCGTAGGGCGGCCCGGTTTTGAACAAACGTAGCGCTACCCTCTCGTAGTGCTACCCTTTCTACAAATTCCGCGCGCCGCCATACCCGTCCGGGTGGGTGGGTGGGGTTAGGCGGTGGTAAATACATTACATAAACGAAATAACTACATTTTAAAGAGGCGGAGATCCGTTAGGACCTTCAAGATAAAAAACTATCTATATCTAGTAAAAGCGGGTCGCCGTCTGACAGTCCATCAGATGTCAGTGACGACGATCCATGTGATTCATCCGTAGAATCACATGGGGGGTTATTTAACCATGCGGCACGAAAACAAGCTCGCTGTTCTTGTTCAGGGAACTTGATTACTGTGAACCTTCGTGATAATGGCAAGAAATCTTCTTGCCTGACGAAGCACTGTTCCATCGAGTAATTCGATAACACGATGATCTTTGTCGGGCGTAATTTTTGAATGACCCCTCCCTTAATCTCGCCGGTAAACGGATATCTATCCGCCCATTTCTTCAATGACTGTGCTGTCAGGTTGTTATCTGGTGACCATTCCTCGATAGCGACGATCTCTTCATGGCGATATCCATCCCACCATTTATTGATGCTTTTTGCAAAATGTTGTGGATATAATTGCCATAATGTCTTGGATTTTCCTGTCCCGGATGGACCATGCCACCATTCGTGTAATAAATCACCAGACATTGGTTCCGTCAAAGGTGCATATAGGGATTCGAGTCGAGGCTTGTAAAGGACGAATTCTTTCGGATGATTGTCTGCAATCCATTCGAGTTTACCCTCCTTCGCCTTTTCCTTGATTTCTTTCCATTTGCTTGCGGTTGCGTCCCCACCTTTCTTGGACCTCTGTTTATTATCGAGCGGGGGCTCCCCTCGTTCGACGTAGTCTCCATCCTTGATGCAATATGCGCGGGCTTGGTCGTGCGTTCCGTTTCTTGGTGCGAGGTACGCGTTTGTAATAAGACGCCCAACTCCCGATCTCGTTTTTTGGTTAGCGAAGTACACGTACCCTTGGAGGTGCGGAGTACCTTGCTGACCAACTTCTCTTCCGTACACGAGATATTGACAAGAGATACTTTGCAGCACAGCCTCATACCCTTGTGTGTAATTATTGACAGTGAAGACCCATGCCCTGAATCGGTCGACACTTGTCATATTGGATTGTGATAGCCTACTAGGTCCGCCGCAGGCGAAGAAAACGCTCGTGAGCGTTTTCTATTATTACCTAGTAGGCTACTGAGCATGAGCGTTTACATACACTCTGCGAAGTGCCCATCTTCTTGTCCCTTTTTTACTTTACTACTGGATTTACTTCTGAACTTCATTTCAGTTGTTCTTTTTCTCTGAACATATCACATCCGTTTTGTTGAAGATATAATATGGTGTATCGTCGTGCCCGTGGAAATATTCGCAGACCGCGTAAGCCCGCGGCTCGTCCTGCTCGTCGACGTCGTGTAGTGACGCGACGTCGTCGATACACCAAGTCACCCTGCGTATGCCCAAAGGAAATGTCTCCAGGTGCAAAGTTTGCCTTGGCCCAATTAGATCCGTTTGTACATGCGGCTATTGGTGCCAAGGTGCCCGATTCGAATACGATGCCGAGTATATCGAATGTCGATAGCGATTTGGTTTCTATTGTCGTCGGCACTGCCGAGTCATTTGGAGCTATCGCATTTACTCCATCATATTTCCAGGCTCATATTCAGGCATTGAATACGACTGGAACATTATCGTGGCCACAAGGAAACTTTAGAAGTCGTCGTAACTACACCCAGGTTGCTGCCACTTTAGAAGCCATTCGCCCCGTCGCGCATGCTATTCGTATTTCGAGTAGCTTAGCGCCGACTGCCGCTACAGGGTTTGTTCATATTGGGTTGTCTGTTGAAAGTCGTATTAACGACTCGACTGATAATACCATTATGTCATATCCCACTACTGTTAATGAGATGACCGGATTGGCTCATTATAAACGTGTCACGCTTGCAAGTTTGACACAGAGCCCAATTACAGTCATTAATAAGTGGATTGACGAGCTCGCTTTTCGTTATGACGATCCGCGTACTCGTTATTCTACTGGAGTTCAAGGCAGTGCTACGAATGCTGGATACAATACCTTATCGTTCCAACAGAGTTGGGCGGCGATTGTTATCATGGTGGAGGGTGTTCCAGCAAATTCTACTCCGATTTCTGTAGAACACATTTTACACACCGAAGCTATTGCTAAGAAGGACGCCTTGATTATCGGCACTCCAGCTGCCGCTAATAGTCCTGGAATTATGTCCTCTGTATCCTCTATGTCTGGTCAGACTGACTTTTCTCATACTGAAGCCGCCCAAGACTCATACTTCCAACAAGGTTTACAAGTATTAGCCAGCGCGGCATCCGAAGCAGGTAATCAAGTGTTTAATAATGTGGCTATGCCACTACTTGCCCGAGCTACTCGGGGTTTTACTGGCGTCGCTATGAATATGGCGGCTAACGCCATTGCTGGCCGCGGTGGCATTCCCGGCGTTAATGCTAACCCGCGTCGTCTGGAACTGTAGAGGATCCTATCCCCGCAAGGTATCCATATCCGCCGATCGGGCCACAAAATCATCCTGATAGAGGGTTTGTCGGTTCGACTGGTTCTCGCAATCCGTCTCGATATGCTAGAGACCGTGCACAGCCGGCGACCGCAGCAGACGCCGTTTTGGATATTCGCCGTTTCCAACGCGAATATACGCGCGAGCAGCGCAACCGCGCTGCTCGTGCGAATGTAGTCGCGGCGCGTAGATATAATAACGACAACACTCAACTCCGTTTAACTAGTGATGGCGGGCTTGTCAATTTGTCCGATATGGACGTTGACAACCTCTAGTTTATATTAATAATCCAGTACAATAGACTAGTTTATTCTTCATTCTCCGTGTCCTCTTCTACCTCAGTATCTTCCGTCAAATCATACTCGGCAGCTCCGTTGATAATGGCTAAACCCATATCACCCCGAGTCATGATTCGATAAAATTCATGCCAGCGCTCATATGGCATTTCGTAATCGAGATACATCGCTTTCGCTTTCTGGTACATGTCGTCGAGCGCATGTAACACGATCTCGAGTCCCCTCTCCAATCGAGCAACGCGCGTCATGTGATCCAACAACGAACTCTGGATTTCTTCAGTGGCTCGCATCCAGTGAGCCGCTTCGGCTTCAGCCGTGGCTAGCTTGGCGTTGGCGGCCTGTAGATCACGCTCCAGGTGGGTAATCATCTGGAGAAGAACCACGTTCGACGAGCTTGGGTCCATCTTGACTTGACTTGGTAAATTGAGGAATGACCCGATGGTGGCCGGTCCGTCCACCACCGTACACTCCGTCCCCCCTTCTA